TCACTTCGTTTTCTGACCTCCGACAACCGGAACTACCATGATCTTCCTGTTGTAGCGTGCTGTTTGCTTCACGTCTTTGTGCCCAGATATTTCCTGTTTGGTGTAAATGTTGCCTTCGAGATCCGATATCCCTTTTGCTTTCAAATCATGAAATGTGAAATCAAAATCCATATCAGGATATGCAGCTTTAGCCTGTTGTTTCGCTTTAAGCCATCGGCTGTTGAAACCGTCCCTTGTATACTTTGCTCCAGACGGCTGGTGAATAACAAAGATACTGTTCATACCCGATTTGAGGGGGAGGTTAGCAGCCTGACCAATAACGTCCTTCAATCTGGGCGACCATCCCTTTATCTGAGTTACCGATGTTTTACTTTGCTTTATAAGAATTCCTTCGTCGATTATCTGGCTCTTTTTGAGTTCAAGTATGTCCGCTTGCCGTGCACAACAGAGATAAGCTAATTCCATTGCAATTTTGACCACTTCAGGAGCAACACTGTGGAGCCTGGAATATTCAGAATCGGTGACATAACGATCACGCGCCTGCTCCTTGAACTGCTTTACGCCTTTAGTCGGATTATGTTTCACCAATCCCCGTTCGTACCCCCACCTAAAAACCCTAGACATAAAAGCTTTCTCACGGTTAGCCTGAGTCCGGCTTTTCAAACCGCGCTTGTCCATATACTTCCTTACATGCTCCGGTTTTATTGCATCTGATGACATATCGCCAAATACGCTTAGAACCTTCACCGAGTACTTTCTGTAGTCCTTCTGCGTTTCAGCAGCCAACTCAAAGAAATCAGGTGACTTAAAAAATCGTTCAGCTAACGACTTGTAGGTTTTTATGTCAGGAGTTTCATTTATCAATGCCTCATAGGTTGCCCAAACTTCAGATTGAGGACTGTCAAGATTGCACAGACGCATAGCGCCACCATTTTTGGGGTGGAACTCGTAAGCTGACTTGCCCCGGTATACACGCGGCGGCATCCAGTTATCCTCTTTGCTTTTTCTGGTCCGGGCCATTAATCAAGGGCTCCAAAATTTGGCTCAGTGCTATCGGGAATTTGCTTGCTGCGCGATGAAAGGGGTTCATTAAAATGTTGCCAGGTAGTTCGGGGCCTGCCATCCCTCCGCACCATGAAGAAAATCCCTGCTTCTTTTAGACACTGGCATTGCTTTGATGGCATCTTATAACCAGTTAGTTGCTCAATTTCGTCATCAGAAATGATGTCATTACTGGAATGGTTCATAGTCCACGCCCTCGATGTTTTTACGCTCGATTTCTTGCAGAAGTAATTTCGCCATGCAGTGCACGATATTTTCTCGCGGCCAGAATTCCATGAGGCGTTTCAGGTGCCGCGGATCTCGTGCTAGCTGATCGTTGTGCGCGATCATCATTTCGGTGGCTGTGATGTGTCGCATAGTCCACCCCCGTGATTTTCATTAGGTGGCGTGTTAGCGCTTGTGAATTCGCGCACTTTAGCTGAAAAGCGTTCAGCCTCGCTGGCCAAACCTTCCAGCCCCCGCCACGTGGCGAGGGCACCCGTATGGCGAATGAAGCGCACTGCATCAGCAACCTCCTTGACCGCCCCATAGCCATCGATAGAAAACCCCGTTTCGCGTTCAAACTCTGCGAGTTTTTCAATAGCTAAATTTGCTTTTGTTGCCCGATAGTCAACCTCACGTTGCAAACGATCATTAAATTGAGCCTCTAATTGCTCACGTTCCCGCGAGACTGCCGCCGCCATGACCGCTTCATCTACGCCACCTGCCCGGCGCAGCATGGCCGCCATGAATGATTTATTAACAGGCACTGATTCCAGCTTGGGCGCTGCCACCATCTGGCGAATGATGCCAGCGGGGGTAATGTCGTAATGCCCCCACGTAGGGGGAAGCTCGCCAGGCTTAATGAGCTCTTTCGGCGCTACAATCCACCACCGATCGCAAAACTGCTGAACCGTCGATGATTTTTCAGGGTTTTTTAGTTCGCGTAGCCAGTCGTTGCGGCTGACCTTGATTTCAAAACCATGAATTTCCATACCACGCGACGGGTACATGTTCATAGCCACAGCGTCGGCCCAGCGGCGCTGATTCATTCCGGTACCGTCAGCAACTTCAAAAAAGATTGACCACTCAGGCGCGCAAAAACGTGCTCGCAAAGCAGATTTAACGTCTGGAGTTTTCATGCTTCACCCGCCTTATGTGATGTGTCATGCTCGACCGCTACAAGCTCTTTTCCTGACAGACCGCTAAACTGATTTTTCACGGTTTTATCTCCGTTTGGACTAAGGCGCTGTTAAGCACCTGCATAAATTCTTTACGGGGTGACTCGCGCCACTCCCAGATATTTTCGTCGCGCTGAATCCAGTTGGCGGGCGAAGCCACAAATCTGGCCGCCTCAGCCAACACAGCGCTGCGCTGCTGCTCTTTTTCGAACGCTTCCAACAGGAGTGTCAAAAGCTCTGCCTGTGGTGCTGGCAGGCTTTCCAGCAGATTTCGCACGCTTTGCTTTAGGTGACTTACGTTCGTCATTGGCCTTAACCTCAATCACTTTTACTGGTACCGGACGCGGTGCATTAATGCCGTTACGGATGTTGGCGCGGCGGCGCATACCCCAGACGATCAGCGCAGTATGATCGCATCCATCGTCGGGCTTAAACCGCCTGGCAAATTTCAGGCCGCTAAACTCATTGCTCATATCTGTTTCCTTAACCGGCCCCGAAGGGCCGACGAGTTATGCGGCGTATTCGGGTTTCATGTCGGCCAGGGTGACGCTGTACTGTTCTTCCAGTTCGGCGCCCAGATGGCGCTTGCTGGTTGTGTAAAGGCGTTCCAGCGCGGCAAATGCGTCACTGGCACCCTCAGCGCCAGGTTTCGGCAGTTCGTTTATTGCCTGATTGAGTTTTTCGATGGCCGTTAACTGGTGGTACCGGGCGACGGCGCGATTTTTTAACTCCACAAATAACGCGGTCCCCAGACAGGCTTTAGCTTTTTCAATCTCACCGCGTAGGGTTTGTGCAACAGCAGGAGACTCAGCATTGAGAATGTCCAGGCGGAACTGTTCGGCAGCGTTGGCAACCGGATTAACCTGCTCACTGGTTTCAACGGTGGCTACATCATCAGCAGGCGTAACCCGTTCAGTTGATGAAAGCGCCGCCAGGCTCAAGCGGTTATCTGGCGCTGAAAACACCTCTCGTTCGTGGCGTTCTTCCAGTTCATCCGGTGTGTACACACCTAAAATCACATCGGGGCAGTACAGACGCGCCCAGCGTTTAACGCCCAGGTAGGCTAACTGCTGCCGTGGATCTTCGGCCCACAGCGTTGAGTTTCTTACCCGGGCCTGTGCCAGCAGCAGATCAAGCACGCGGGGTTCAGACTCGCCGCGCAGGGTGGCTGAAATGCGGATGCCAATACCTTCCTCATCTGACATGCGCCAGTCCGGCACGCGGTATTCCTTACCTTTGTCGTTTTTCTTAATGGCAAATTTGCCGATGATTTTTTCCCACGGCCCGTACCACTCATATTCAAAACGGGTAGTCAGGATGCCACTGCGCACGATCACCGCGTTAACAAGCTGAGCCTCATAGCCCAGCACGCCGTTAATGAGGTGAGTTTTCTGTGCGACCGCAAACGGGTTCATTTGCCACTGTGCTGCCTGCATTGCCACAGCCATGCAGTCAGCAGGATTACCCTGTAAATGCTGCGGTACCGTGGCAACGCCGCTTGCCATAACGGTGGCAAACTCATTGATAGCGCGCAGATACTGAGAATCGAACAGCGCAACGTTTGAGTTAATGACAACTGCCTGTTCGCCAGGGGCGGTAACTTGTACGTTCATATTTTTATTCCTTAAACGGGGCGCAGAATTTCAAGACGGCGCAAATCAAAATCATTCAGTTCATCGGTGTAATCGTCGGTAATCGGGGCAGGCCAGATGCCGGTGTCATACGCGCGGGAGATAGCTGACATGGTGCGGTGATATTCAAGCGAGCCCAGTTCAAGCAAATCCTGCGACGCCTCAATAACCGCCACCCAGTGATAGCCAGGGTCTTTGTTAACGAAGATCCAGAAGAACTGATCGAAGCCAGCAACCTCGGAATACATCGCCGCGCTGAGGTGGTAATCGCGTTCTGTGATTTCACGGTGCAGGCGGGCCCGTAAGTAGTCCTGCTTAATGCGGCCCATGCTGGTGGTTTTCAGGTCAGCAGCAATGCGTATGCCGTCGATTTCCAGTTCAACATCTGGACGGACGCGCACCTCCAAACCGGTTTCGTCATCCATACCGAAGTAACTCACCTCGTTAACGCGTGACGGGTGGTTAAGCAGGTTTGCGACTGATGGGTGACGCAGCAGTGCAGTGCGAATATCTGTCGCCAGGCTCATCTGTGATGAAGTCAGAATGGTTTTGTGGCAATTGTCGTTCAGCCACTGTTGCTCAAACTCGTCAGCAAAGATCGCATCAGGTTTTACGGCGCGAATGGCCTCCTGTAACTCTTCTTTTTTGCCGGTGAGTTTCAGTTGTTCGGCTTTCGGCTTATCCGCGTTAAATTCACGGATGAATGTCTTGAGTGAATCGGTGTTAGTGAATGCGCCTGCGGGAATACCGGGGAAAATAGCGAATTCCTGTTCCAGCTTTTCAGGCTCCAGCGCCACCGTGTGTACCAGCGTGCCGAACGTCAATGCGTCGGTAACTTCACGCTGAATAACACCAGTGACGTGGCGGCCGTGGAAATACATCAGGCTGATCCGCGCATCTTTAACCATGCTGCTGCTGATACCGCTGGCGGCGTGGTATGCCTCGTTAGGGATGTTTTCATAACGGCCAGGCTCGAAAACGGCGGGGAAGGTTGCGGCCACGTCAGCGACTTCCGGCACCACTTCCGTTTTTTCACCCTCATTTGAGGCGGTTTCTGCTGGCGCTGCTGTTACCGGTTCTGTCACTGGCACAGACGCTTCCACCTGCGGCGTCACGGTTTCAGCCATCAGGGCAGTAATATCAAATATGCCGTCGCCCATATTTTTAATGGGCTCGTCAGCCACTGGCGCCGACGTTGTTACAGGTACAGACTCTGGCTCAGGTGTAACGGTTTTAACGGTGCTGTGAGCAGCCGCAAGCGTTTCCTGTGACGGATTGACGTGATCTGTTTCAGCCAGAGTTGTATTGATGTAGTACTGCAGTTCACCCGGGGTGAGGTGAATGTTTTCCGGCGCAGAGCGGATCAGCGCAAAGACAGCTGCGCGTGAATTATCAAGGATGCCGGGCGTGTTGCTCAGGGCGCGATTCCATGCCGCCCAGGTCTGATCACGTTCGGCGACCATTTCCTTAGCCCTGCGGAAAATCGGTGTCGGGATTTCGTAAATGTCGAAATCAGACGGGAACAGGGCGCAGGCAATTTCGATACCCAGCGTCTGGAGGGTATGTTCATAATCAGGATTACGATCAGTTTTGATGCCGCCGCCCGCCGTCGCGCCGCTGTTGGTTTTCTCTGTCACAATGGTGGTTGTGACGGTTTGAGATTTGCCAGCGATACGGGCAGCCCATTTAGCAGTAACGTCACTGCGGCGGTTATTGTTACCCTCTGCGCGGGCAGAGGAATCATTGTGTGCATCCAGCCATTCGCCGGTGAATTTCAGCAAGTCAGCAACCTGCGGAACGGCGGTGCCAGGCACCCACACTGATTTAGCCGCCTGAACCCAGTCAGCGATCGTGGATTTATAGGCGTGCTGCAACTGCATCACTTTGGTACTGCGGGATACCAGCAGCAGGTTTTGCGGATAGGATTCGTCGGTATCCATCGCCAGCGCAGATACCGCGGCTAAATCCTCTTTGGTGAATTCGCGTTGTGTCCCAAAAATCCACGCGCCGATAACAGCCTGTTCAACAGTCAAATCTTCCAGGGCAGTAATGCCGGGCTGCGTGGTTTCAGTTTCAACGACAGGATCTAGCGTTGCTGGTGCAGCGGGTTCAACAGTGGTTGAGCCTTCAACGCCGGGAATTTTCTCCCAGTTCATTTTGTCGCTGGCAAGCTGGTAGCGCTCACACCAGTCGGAGTCAAGCACACCCTCGGGCGGTAGATCGTCAACCACATGGAAATTGGTCACAGCAGGGGAAAAGAAATCTTCCTCACTGAGTCCGGCATCTTCCATAGCGTTGGCGGCATCACGAATGACACGGTTTTCACTGGCGCGCGTTTCCCAGAAAACGTGATCTTTCTGGCCGGCTTTTTTCTTGGCGCGCAGGTATACGAAGAAAGGTTTAAGTGCAGTCATGGCCGGTTCCCTCAGTGTCTTACAGCGGCAGAGATAATTGCGGACATAAGGACAGCAGCCGGATTTTCATCAGAGGCGATATGCACTGCGTCAACGTCCAGGTTAGTTCTCCAGGCAAACAGGGTGCGCAGGGCGCAGCTAGGGCAGTGCTCATTACTGATGCGGCCAGCAGAATTGAAAGCTGTTGCGCTGTCATCGATTTTATTAATGCTGATATAACCAATGATTTCACCGGCAGCAGAAATACAGTCAATACGCTGTTTCTCTGAATAAAAAACACAACTGGGTTTTATTTCGACAGCAAAGTTAAGACACATAATTCATTTTCCTTTTCTGATTTCAGAATGTGGATTTCCCTGACGCATGCGCCACGGGATATATTTGTGCTGAGATTTAATTAATCTGCGGTTGCCCGCGTTTATTTAAAATGACTTCAATTTTTTCACTGGTAATACGGATACTTTCAAAAACAGACCGTGCATAAAGCCCTTTATCGACGTTGGCAGACGCCAGCCATGATTTACCGTTGTGGCGGATCAGCGTGCCCGGAAGCACATCACGGCGGGGCAATAAAGCGGTACCGTACATGGTAATCTCCTTACCCTCATTCGCTTGTTGTAGTGACAAACCTCGCTTAAAACTCTCAGAAATGGTTTTGTTGATGGTGCGCCATGGTGCTGATCTTCATGGTTGCGCTTTTTCACGCTGCATTTCGCACCATCACAAAACCATTTCTGTTTGCCCTTGACGCCGGGTGGCGGAACATTTCTCTGAGCATCCACTGCGGGTTGCTAAGTGATAATGATGTTAGATTAACCTAACAAAGTAGGCAAGCTTAATTTGCTCGTAAAAGCTAACAAATGAGGTGGGGGTATGTAAGGTTATGTTATCTAGGAATTTTTATTTCTATTTTTTCTTGATGCGAGCATTTCTTCAAACAGATTATTGAAGTTTTCAACTCTCGCCCTTAGCTGATTGAGTTGTGATTCTTGCTCAGATGCGGGCAAGGCGTCAAAGAGCTCAATCAGTTCGCGATGCGCGGGTAATAAATCTGAGTTCGACGGCAGGGGTTGTGCAGGAGGAGGGGTTTTATCTTCGTCACCAAATAAGAGCCACGTTGGTGAGCATTGCAATGTTTTAGCTAGGGCAAATAACCTTTTGCCAGCCGGCTGAGTCTCATCTCTTTCCCATTGGGAAATGGTGACATGAGCTACCCCAGTGCGCTTTGCTGCGTCTCGCTGAGTTAGCTTTAATTCTTTTCTGCGCGCCAGAAGGCGTCGACCTAAAGTTTCATCATTCATAGTTAGGCAATTCTAAATTTTCTTGACTTAGCATTCCCGAGCAAACTATTGTTAGGATTACCTAACAAGAGGGCTTTTTGATGTTTAAAACTCAAGCAATTGATTTCTTTGGTAGCAAAAGCAAATTAGCTAAAGCTGCCGGGGTAAGGCTTCCATCCATTTACAAATGGGGTGAATTAGTGCCAGAAGGTCGCGCATCCCGGCTGCAGGCCGCATCAGGCGGCGTTCTGAAATACGATCCCGCTATTTATGACCAGCATAAAGCAAAACGACTCAAGGAACTGAATCATGAAAATCAACAATTGCCCTGATATTCAGCTAGTTGCTAAGGAATTAGAAAGCTGGGCACATGAAGTTGGCTGGAAATATGTCGCTGCAAGCGTTGCTCATCATCGTCCTGATTTTCACGAATCAGCTAACTCAATGTCAGGTCTGCATAACGTAATTCAGACTATACGTCGGGCATTTCGCGGCAAGTCTGGCCATTACTACGAACAGGCCACAGAGCTTACGCCAGCTGTTCTTGCAGCAATGCCGCCAGACAGACGCGCACGTGTGATTAAGCCTGGTTCGCGTGAATTACGTCTCGCTTGTGTAATTAAAAGATTTTCAGGTTTCGCCTCTACAGCACTACTCGATCCTGATGGCGCCGAAAAAGAAATCGATGAGTTAATTAATTCACTGATGGCTTATCAGCAATTGACCAACCGCCCCAAAGGCGGAGGGGGAGCGTCATGTCTGTTGAACTGATAGTGACCCTAATTACGTTGTTAGCGGCTGTGAATGATTTAGCGTAGCGCCTGACGTTACAAGCAGAGGTGTTAATGGCCAATTCCTGGCTCAGGCTCTGGCATGACATGCCAAACGATCCTAAATGGCGAACAATTTCCAGAGTATCTAACCAGCCTGTTTCTCTGGTGCAGGCTGTCTTTCTTCATCTTTTAGTCAGTGCGTCACGCAATGTCACGCGAGGTCACGTTGATGTCACGCCGGAAGATTTAGCGAGCGCACTTGATGTGACAGAAGACGAAATAATTGCAGTTCTTGAGGCGATGCAGGGACGAGTTCTCGACGGAAATTTTGTGTCCGGATGGGATAAAAGACAGGTTATCAGGGAGGACAGTGGAAACTCATCAACTACCGCCAAAAGCGCGGCAGAGCGGAAGCGAGAGCAGAGACAGAGGCAAAAAGCGGAGGGTAAAAGTCACGACATGTCACAACATGTCACGCAAGAGTCACGGCGTGTCACGACAGATAAAGATAAAGATAAAGATAAAAGATCTAAAAACATTATGTCTGGCACTGAACAGGTTCAGCCCCAGACCAGCGAACCGGTTTTTATTTCCCTCCCGTTGTCCGATGGAGGAAGTCAGTTCGATGTAACCGAAAGCTATCTGCGTGAACAGATGAATTTATATCCGGGCGTGAATATCGAGCAGGAACTCAGAAACATGCGGGGCTGGCTGGACAGTAATCCCGCCAAACGGAAAACCCCGCGAGGGATCAAGCGATTTATCACCACATGGCTGCAGAACAGCCAGGATAAGCCTCGAGGCTGGCAAAGCAGCAGGACGAACGCAGGCAGGGATGTCAACACCATTTCGACACCAGACAGATCCATTCCACCGGGATTCAGAGGGTATGAGCCATGAAAGATATCGTATCATCAGGAAGCGTACTGGACAGGCTGAAAAAATTCATACCGGCTGGCGTTGAGCCGAAGTTCAAAACGCCTCAGGAGTGGCAGGTCTGGCAGCTCGAAGAAGGCCGCAAACGTGCTGCCGAAGTTGACAGTGAAAACCGACGCGTCAGGTCAGAAAAGATCCTGGGGCGCTCAGGTATCCAGGAATTACACAGGAGGTGTGAATTTTCAAATTACGAAGTTACCTGTGACGGGCAGCGAACAGCACTCACGATGGCAAAACGGTACGCCCAGAATTTTGGCGAAGGCTTTGGTAGTTTTGTGTTCAGCGGTAAGCCTGGCACAGGAAAAAATCATCTGGCAGCTGCGATTGGAAACCACCTGCTGAAAAAAAACCGTAGCGTGCTGGTGGTTACGATCCCGGATTTATCCACGCTGGTGAGGTCAACCTATGACGGCGCTGGCTCAGAGTCAGCTCTTATCAATGATCTGTGCAAAGTGGATTTACTCGTTCTGGATGATGTTGGCGTGCAGCGTGAATCGCGTGCTGAATGGGTACTGCTCAACCAGATTATTGACCGTCGCCTGTCCTCGGTGAAACCAGTTGGCATTCTCACCAACCTGAATCACGAAGAAATTGGAAAGGTTTTGGGCGCAAGGGCAATGGATCGCCTGAAAATGGATGGGGGGATCTGGGTAAACTTTGACTGGCCCAGCTTTCGTGCCAGGGTGACCCACCTGCGCGTCGTGAAGTGATTCGCGTTAGTACCGGATTTCACGAAAGTTTAGTCTTACAATCCTTTAAAAATTCTGTTTCCTGGAATTTATAAAGTTCTTAATACTGTATAAATGTACAGTAATTACCTGCTATTCTTTAGTCGAGTTAACCGCTGCGCTTACTCCGGTTTGAGCGCATCGCGCACAGCAAAAAAGAATAACAGGAGAACGCCAATGAACATTCCTGACGAACTGATTGCCGGGCTTAAGGATGCTGACGGCCGGTGCTGATCAACTTTAAGAGGGGTGTTCCCGTGAGTGGTTTCCTTCTCAGGAAAGGGGAGTTTGTGACAAGTCTGAGGGCCCTCCTTGAGGCGCGTGAAAGAGCCGGTCTGCCACTTGTGGACTGCGAGGGCAATCCCATATACTGAACACGGGTCTGAACAGCCCGCTGAGTAACCGCTGTGCCAACGGAGACAACTATGGTACAGCTTCATCTTATAAAAACTTCGCCAACCACGCTTATGGTAGCCAATGCCGAAGCGTGCGAAGTCCTTTCACGCCTAAAAACCGGTGCATGGCTAAACTGTGACATCCGTCAGGCCCGTAATTACAATTTTCACAAACGCTTTTTTGCGCTGCTGAATCTGGGCTTTGAATACTGGACGCCCACGGCTGGTGCTGTGTCGGAATCCGAAAAATCGTTACTGCGCCAGTACGTTGATTACCTCAGTACGCTGACCGGCCAGCAAAGCGTGTTAAGTGAAACCCTGGACGAATTTCTGTCGCGCACAGGTGCTGATCGCGCTGAGGGTGTGGCGCTAGTTAAGTCGTTCGAAGCATTCCGTAAATGGGCGGTAATGACGGCCGGATTTTACGATGAATATATTTTGCCCGATGGCACTCAGCGCCGCGAAGCCAAATCAATTTCGTTCGCCAGCATGAAGGAGCACGAATTTCAGGAGGTTTACAAAGCGGTTTTAAATGTCCTCTGGTACCAGATCCTGTTTCGCACATTTGAAAGCCAGCAGGCAGCAGAGAACGCCGCCGCGCAGCTACAGGAGTTTGCCGCATGATTTACGGTTCAGTATGCAGCGGTATAGAAGCCGCAAGCGTTGCATGGGAGCCATTAGGTTTTGTGCCGGCATGGTTCAGCGAAATTGAAAAATTTCCTTCCGCCGTTCTGGCAAGCCACTGGCCGCAGGTACCCAATCTGGGCGATATGACGCGCCTTGCATACCAAATTCGTTCTGGCCTGATCACGCCCCCCGATTTGCTGGTGGGCGGCACGCCATGCCAGGCATTTTCGGTCGCCGGACTTCGCGCCGGACTTGATGACCCTCGCGGACAATTAACCCTGGCCTATGTGGATTTATTAAATGCTATTGACGAAAAAAGAACCGCTGACGGTAAGCCAGCCGCAATCTGTGTATGGGAAAACGTACCCGGCGTGCTCAACACCAGAGATAACGCTTTCGGATGTTTTCTTGCGGGGCTTGCCGGTGAAAGCCGCGAACTGGAATCACCAGGGCGAAAATGGTCAAACGCTGGTTATGTGCTGGGACCAAAAAGAGCTGTTGCCTGGCGAGTGCTCGACGCTCAATTTTTCGGCGTGGCCCAACGACGCAACCGTGTGTTCGTTGTCGCAAGTGCTCGAGCAGACTTCGATCCCGCAAAAATATTATTTGAGTCCGACAGCGTGCGCCGGAATTCTGCGCCGTGCAGAGAACCGAAAGCGAAAGTTGCCCCAGATGCTGGAAGCCGCGTTAAAAACGGTAGCCACTGGGATGACAGAGCCAATGCACACCCAACCCTGAATCAGTCGAACAACGCGGGCGGCATTGGCCTGAGCAATCAGGAGTTATTTTCTCAACGTGGTTCGGGCCTTGTTGGTGGCCATCAAATCGCAGTGGGAGAAGTTTCGCCCACTCTCAGGGCGGGCAATTATCGCGACAACAGCGATCCCGTTTCTCATGCTGACATGCTCGTTATGGCTTATGGCGGTGGTAACACCAGCGGAAATATTGATGTGGCTGCCTGTCTGACTGCCAAAGGTCAGAGGAATGATTTCGATGTAGAAACTTTTGCGGTACATGGTACCCAGGATCCCGATTACAACCATGAGCTGGCCCACACCCTGGTTAGAAATCAGGGTCAGGAAAATGCGGTCATGGCATTCAGTTATAAAGACCATGGCGCAGACTTGACCTTTAATCTCTCGCCAACGCTTCGTGCTGGCAACCACGACAAGAGTCACGCCAACAGTGGTCAGCCGCCTGCGGTGGCGTATGCGTTTGCTGAAAACAGTCGCGGTGAGCTCAGATTGGAGAATGGCGACGGAAGGATTGCCGGTGCACTTTCAACAGGTGGCGGTAAGCTAGGTCAGGGGGCGCCAGCAGTTTTAACCGAACCTTACACGATGGCCGTTCGTGGCCGCGCCGATGGCTCAACCGTTGAAGTGCGTAGTGACGGCACCGCTAATGCGCTGCTGACTCCGAACGGTGGCAGGGCGGGTATCGGCGTAGGCGCAATAGGGTGGGGTATGCAGGTTCGCAGGTTGACACCAGTAGAATGCGAGCGTTTGCAGGGGTTTCCCGATAACCATACTCAAATTTCGTGGAGAGGGAAGAACCCCGTCGATTGTCCTGACGGACCTCGTTACCGAGCTCTCGGTAACAGCATGGCTGTGCCGGTCATGCGATGGATCGGTCAGAGAATTAAAAAGCAAATTCAGGGTGGTGCCGCATGAAAAAAGAATGCTGCATTTTCTGTGGTGCTGAGGCAACGCTTTATTGCGATGGCCATTTAGGTTATCCGCCGCATGAGTCAGAGCCCGATAAAATATCTGCTTTCAAGCCCTACACATGTGATGCACCAATGTGTGAAAGCTGCGCGGCAAGGGCAGGACATTTCCACATCTGCATAAGGGGTAAAAAAGGCGGATGCATCCATGACACAACGGATTATTGCCCTGTGTGTGCTGCTTTACCCCGCACAAACCGCCGTTTGATTTATTCCAGTGACCAGGCAGCAGCGATACGGGCCGCTCACTGGCTCAGCGCACCAACTGAATTCCAGAAGAGGAACAGAATTATTCAGGGAGGCGGTCAGCAATGCCTCGGCCTTTAAATATCCGCAGGGAAGCGCGTGGCCGCAATTGTCTGGTGAGAATTCCCGGCATCTGTAATCACAATCCTGAAACCACAGTACTGGCGCATTATCGCCTTTCCGATTCATGCGGTACCGGAATTAAACCGCCAGACACGCAAGGCGCTTTCGCATGTAACGCCTGTCACGATTCCATAGACGGCAGAATTAAAACTGAATTTACCCGCGATGAACTCCGTCTGTATCACGCAGAGGGAGTTTTTCGCACACAGCAAATACTACTGGATGAAGGAAAATTATGATCTATCCATCAACTACCGGAAAAGCAGACGGAAAAGATTTGCGCTTACGCACCATGGAAAGTGTCTGGCTGCAGGGTAAGTTGAAAATGTGGGGGCGGTGGGCGACCTACAGCGATATGCCGGAAGCGGTGAACATGTTTAAGCGCATGCTGTCACGTGGCAAGGTCACCCACGATGATCTTGTTAAGGCTATGCAGAAATTAAGGAAATCTGGCATGAGCAACATAGAGCTGGAGCAGTGGATGTTTCAAATGCTGGAAGAAAGCGTTGTCAGTAGCCTGGTGTTTTGTAGCAATGATGAAGGCGCATTGATGGACAGGGTTATCGGGAGCACATTGATAGACTCGCCCGGCTTGCTCAACATTGTCAAACAGCGCTATCTCGGGCGCGGTAAAAAACAGTCAGAAATCGCGCGCGAACTCAATGAGTACCATCCTGAATGGTCATATAGCACATGCCAGCGGCGAGTGAGTGCGTGGTTGAATGCTGGTGAATATGCGCTTTACCTTCCATTGAATGATGCATTTAATTTAAACAGCGAAAGATTTTCGTTGCAGGTTGACCTAAAAACTGGTTGAATCTCTCTATGCTTCGCAAAGCTGTATCTACAAGCAACCGAATTTATAGACCCCGCCACCGTGCGGGGTTTTTCGTTTTTAGCGGCTTTGAATTATTGAAGGTACCCAATATAGGATAAGTAGGGCCAGATAAAAAAATCCCACCAGCTACAGGCACGCGACTGGTGGGGAAAGGATATCACTTAGAGGTTACTGTTTCTTATCATAGAGTTATCACAACTACGCAAAGCATCGTAGATTAATTTAGCGGGTTTTAATCAAGGAAGTAGATTGTGTTTTTGCGTGATAATCACGCATTTGACATTTTTGTGACGGCCTGGCTGTAGTTTATAATGGCACTAATGCGGTGAATCCCCCTGAGCGGCGGGGCTAAGCCTCAATTGGGTTGAATGCCTTACCAATGTAGCGTTTCAGGTTGTGGCTTTTCCTGATTCACCGGGAGGCACCCGGCACCGCAGACATATAGCCACAATTTACAGCACTTCAAAGCCCGCTTCTGCGGGCTTTTTTAATGCATAGATAAACTATGCTTTAGTATAGTTTATGTAGTACTAAAGGATAGTTGTTGGGCGAGTGGTAAATCTTCAGAATGGATTAAGTGTTATAAAAAAGTTTCCCTCAAGTCATCGAAGGTCTCGGCAACCAAATAGAGATGACAAGAGGGTAGCCAAAACGGCCAACACAGGGAAAATCCGTAACTACTATAACACATTTTATAAATACACCGTTTGATTTTAGTCAATACATGAAACCTGCTTATGCAGGTTTTTTTTATGATTCAAATTCTTGGTCATTAATCCCTTAACAGATTTTTATGCTTCTATCCGTTTTATCCAAGCATTATATCTTGTTATCTGTACGCGCCGCGTTGCCTTTCAGAGTGAAATGTCGTAAAGGTTTTTAACAGAACTAGTGGTTATCAGATTTGTCTTATACTTTCCTTCGTTACTGAAAGGGAAGGGTTTTGAAAATATCGAAAAGAGTGACATGGCTGTTGATGTTATTGTTTTGCGTGGTTGTATGGGGGGGGATAGTCACTGCAGTTGCTTTCGCTGGAGAGGACAGAAAGTTCACTCCTAAGACTCAGCCCGGCCAGTCAAATTCTCAGGTTGATGCGGAAAAAATCAGGAAGCTAGACCTCAATGCACAGCAAAAAAAATTCATTGAGTCGTTAATTGAATCACCGTCAGAAAAATTAAGCGGTAACTAAAGAGTCAACGAATTTTTTAAAAATAGCCCAAAGGCCGCTTTCGAGCGGCCTTTTTTCTTTGGTGCAAGCAACGTTACATGCCCGGGGTTTTGCAGAAACAGTTTTGCTTTGCGCATAAAAAAAGCCGCGCTTACTTGGGGGGGCGCGGCAAAAGTAGGACCAATATAGTCGGAACTTAGGTCAGGGCCTGAAATGACCCTGAGCAATTTATACCACTTAATCCCTCTGTTATTTTTGATAATTAATGTCTTCATAGATGTTGCGGCCCCTGAGACTTGCCCCTTCAGCAGATGTCAGTAAGCACTAGATACTTTCAATTCCTTCGTGTTGAGTGTGTTGCACACTTCTTTTACTCACAGCTTCCGTAACCAACGGAGGTCTAATCATGGTTAAAAATATGCCCGACAAAATCTCGACAGCAACAAACTACAGCGTGTCGGGCGGCCTTATGTATGGCGGCCTGACCGGGTGGTTTGGATGGCTGCACGGACTCGACTGGAATCAGATAGCGTTAATCGGTGGTTTCATCATCGCAATGCTCACATTCATTACGAATATCTACTTTAAGCGGCGCCAGACCAAAGCGTATGAGAAAGCGCTTGATCGTGGGTATGTGACTCCACCACCGCAGGATGACTGACCATGGCAACAGTAAAGAAAATCGGTGGTACGGCCGGCGCAGTTTGTTCAGTAATGGCAATCATTGCAATCGTGCTGTCACATGGTCAGGTTCATACTAATCAGAAAGGGCTGGAGCTGATTGGAAATGCCGAATCATGCCGCCGTGACCCTTATATTTGTCCTGCCGGCGTTCTGACGAACGGCATTGGTAATACCCACAACGTTAGATCGGGCGTCCGTCTTACAGACGAGCAGATAGCAATTTCCTGGGAAAAAAATATTCTCGACGCAGAGTCGTGCGTTAACCGTTACGGCAATGGGCGAAATCTCTCCGAAAATGTTTTCAGCGCGGCTGTGTCCGTTACCTTTCGTGCGGGGTGTGGCAACCTCAGAAATTCACAGATGTTCAGCCTGTTTCGTAGTGGAAATATCATTGCTGCGTGTGAACAGTTCCCCAGATGGGTATGGGGTGGCGGCAAGATTTTGCCGGGCTTAATGATCCGTGCTGATAATGAAAAAGCGCTCTGCCTGGCTGGCCTGAAATGAGCTGGCTTATCTCAAACTGGCGCACTGTACTGGCTTTGCTGTTGGTTGTGCTGATATCTGGCCTTTTGCTGTCGTCCGCGCATTACCGGGATTCAACCCTGATTATGGAGCAAGAGCGTGATGCAGCCCTTGAACAGAAAAAATCCGCAGAAGCTGTCACCAACAATGTTGTTGCTGCCGTTCGATTGTTTGATGATATCGCAACAGCTACAAGAGACCGAAAGGAGCTGGCAGGAAACGAAAGCGAACAACGCATCATCGTCATACATAAAGCTGCGGCCTCTGACAGGTGTGCTGCTTTGCCTGTGCCTGATGTTGCTGCTGACAGGCTGCGTTCGCACAGAGACGAGATACGTTCAGGTGCCCCCCGTGGCAATACCCTCAGAACTGACCGCTGACTGTTCTGTACCAAGTGTACCAAACCCCCTGACCTGGGGAGGTAGTCTGGAGCTGAACGAGCACCTGCTGACGGCTATCGAAAACTGCAACAGTGATAAAGCGGCAATTCGGGAGATAGAAGCCAGCAGGCAGGGGAAAAAACAGTTTAGTCAGGTGTCGGAGCAGAAGATGAAGAAGGCTTCAATTTAACTATAAAATGCTCATTTTTTAATACCTTAGCACCTTTTTCGCACCAAAATTCGGTAAAGCGAAAAAACTCATCAGTCGTTAACTCAAAGCATAACTCAACATTCTTAGCCAGCCCTTTGGAGAGCAGTTCATTTGCCTGTTCCAGGGAGTGGGCTTTTGTAGTTTTCATAGAAAAATTCCAGTGAGTTTGAGAATAACCTTTAGTACCCCGCCGAGAATTTAACACAGGATGATGACATGTATACGACGACTTCGATTATTGCGTGGGCATTAGTCACGCTTGCTATTGGTTTTGCCACTGGCTGGCTGGTGGGCTTGTTCCACCTAAAGAAGAAGGCTGAGGCAGAATCAGCAGCTGTTGATGACGGCTGGCAAAGTGTAGAGCAGCGCTTTCAGGCTCAGATTGACGAACTGAAAAGCAAACTGGATGAGCAGGCCGTGTCTCAGCTGGGGGCGCAGAGTGAAGCGCCAAAAAAGATTTAACCGACGCCTGGGAAAATGACCGGGTTTTACCCATAAAAGAGGAAGTAACGATGTCCGAACCACTGTATGACGGTACCACCGCGACCACTGCACAGCCGGTCACAACAGCAACTGATAAAACTGATGCCGTACTGGCAAAGGTGAAAGAACTGCTGAAAGTGGCAGGCCATGACGTTGATAATGTATTCGACGATGTGGCTTCACTGGCTAAAAAGCTGGCGTAATCATCACAAGGCGCATTTACGAGTGCGCCTGATGATGGGAACAGGAGCAACCAATGATTAAGGCATCCGACGCCACTGTCATTGTTGGCAGCTGTTTATCAGAGAGCAGTGTTATCTGCGATGATGATGTTTTTATGCATTCTCATTCAGGATAGAATGCCCCAAAACGTACTGAGGGCGTGAGAGCACATGAAAAAGCTAAGCAACACTGAGATGATCACCCACTTGTCGAGATTTAGAGAGGCTGGAGATAAGCTCTCTGAAGATGTTTTTGAGTTATCGTCACTTCTTCTAAATATAAGCACAGAGCTTGAGAAAAAGGGCAACAAAAATCCAGAAGAGCAAGAAATATATGACAAGATTTCTTCTAATACTAATCTGATTTTAAAGTCAATTCTTCACGCTAACGAGTATAACAACACTCTGTGGGAGGATTACAGCCCGGTTATTAAGCTTTTGGGCAAGGAAGGGATTAAGAATAATGGGTGACATCCACATTACTTCATCTTCCTTGGCTGAAAAGATTAAGAAGGCGCGGGAAGAAGCTCACTTGGCTCAAAAGGCCGCTGAAAAGGTCGAGTCGTCTTCAAAAGAGCGTCTTCGCAGTGAGGAGGAAACAAGGCATTCGCTCACATTCTTGTTCATTGTTGGTTTCTTTTCTTTAATATGTTCAGGTGCATTATTTGTAGCTGCTTATAATGCATTGGCTGTTGGATGGATTATAAAACTGAACTCCGCAGGGCTTTTAGAGCAGGCCCAAAAAATATCGCTCCTTGAGTTAGATAAAGTTTTATCATTAATAGTCAGTGCATTAGGAACATCCTTAGGGTTTATAATTGGATATTATTTCAAGAACAAAGATAAGTAACCGCCTGCGGTTTTTTTTGGATAAAAGATAGGATATGTCAGGGGTGAAAATGAATGGCCGACCATTACCACCGGGTGAGTTAGTGGAGGAGTTCAAGCCATACATATCTATCACTCCGGCAGATGAAATAGGCATTTGGGTTCAGGATCAGATAGTCAGCCCAGAAGGGTCTCTTCATAACCCAGACCACGCGCACCTTGACGAAGCAGACATTGGCTTTTTATGGGCGGCATCAGCTTTCACCAAAAAGGGCCGCACGGTATTAGGACAGGCCGAAGAAGTGATGATGCGTGCGGGTGGGTGGCAAAAAGCCCGCATGGAGCAGCAGCTGTATGAATGGTTTGGTCGTAAGCCTGATTTCATTATTACCCTGGCGGCTGATTTCTGTATGAACTGCAGCGATCTGGAGTTCTGCGCGTTGGTTGAGCATGAGCTTTATCATATTGCGCAAAAAACAGATGAATTTGGCGCACCAGTGTTTACGCGCGACGGACAGCCCAAGCTTTGCATGCGCGGCCATGACGTTGAAGAGTTCACAGGCGTTGTTCGCCGCTACGGCGCCAGCGATGAAGTTAAGCAGCTTATCGACGTTGCCAGCCAACCGGCAGAGGTGGCAAATATCGCCATCGCCCGGGCGTGCGGCACATGTATGCTAAAGCTGGCTTAATTCTTGACTGATTATGACGGGCAGGTATCACATGGCGACACTCAAAGGTGAGGTCAAAGCCTTTATCGTACAGTCGCTTGCCTGTTTCGATACCCCCTCGATTGTGGTGGAGTCCGTCAAAAAAGAATTTGGCATTTCCATCACGCGCCAGCAGGTGGAATCCCACGACCCCACAAAGTCGAACGGCAGGGGACTGGCAAAGAAATGGGTGGACATGTTCAACGACACCCGCAACAGGTTCCAGACCGAAATAGCGGATATTCCGATCGCCAATAAAGCTTACCGGCTTAGAACGCTTGATCGCATGGCGACGCGCACCGAAACCATGAAAAACTTTGCGCTGACTGCCCAGTTGATTGAGCAGGCGGCGAAAGAGGTGGGCGACGCTTACACCAATCGCCAAAAAATAGAGCACACCGGCAAAGAAGGCGGCCCGATTGAGTCTGCGGCACTCACAAAAGACGAATACAAGGCTGCGCGGCGGGAGATGCTGGAGGATGACGACTGCTGAGCAGAAAAATTATGCGCGCCGGTTAGAATGTGAAGAGGACGGGATGTATTTTACCCGTTATTTCTTCAAGCAGCGTACCGGCGGCAAGATGATTATTGCGCCACATCATAAAGTGATTCAGCAGACGCTGGATCGTGTAATTGATGGCGAGATTAATCGCCTGATAATCAACGTCCCGCCTGGCTATACAAAAACCGAGCTGGCCACCATTAATATGATGGGGCGCGGGCTGGCACTGAACAGGCGTGCACGATTTATGCACCTGTCCTACTCCCACAAGCTTGCACTCCTCAACTCATCTACCGCGCGCGGCATGATCAAGTCACAGGCCTACCAGTCGATGTGGCCAATGACGTTACGCGATGATGCTGACAGCAAAGAAATGTGGTGGACCGAATATGGTGGCGGCGTATATGCCTCGTCTGCAGCAGGTCAGGTTACCGGTTTCCGTGCCGGTCACATGGAGCCGGGCTGGCAGGGTGCGTTAATCATCGATGATCCGGTTAAGCCGGATGATGCTTACAGTGAAGTGGTACGGGATGGTGTAAACAGCCGCTTTAACGAAACCATCAAATCACGTCTGGCCGTCGAAACGACGCCAATGATCGTGATTATGCAGCGTATCCATTATCAGGATTTAAGCGGGTATCTGCTGCGGGGCGGCAGCGGGGAAATGTGGCACCACCTGAATCTGCCCGTCATTATCGATAACAGCCAGTCCTACAGCGCGCTTTACCCCGAAAACACTCACGCCATACCGATTGAGCATGGCCTGTCTGATGGCTGGCTCTGGCCCTTCAAGCATAACGAGTCGCATCGCGTTGCGCTGTTCTCACACAGACGAACGGCTGAAGCACAGTATATGCAGAAGCCACGCCGGTTTAACGCCGAAGGCGCACTGTGGAATGAGGCGATGATAGCCAGCGCACACGCGCTGCAAATCGCCACTGAAGCCACACGCACGGTTGTTGCCTTGGACCCCCAGGCGGTTAATAACGAGGACAGTGACGAAACGGGCATTGTCGTTGCCAGCTCTTACGGCAGGGGTAATGACCGGCTGTTTTCTGCAGATGCCGATTATTCGGGGAAATTCTCGCCTAACGGCTGGGCAAAAAAAGCCATATGGGCCTACACCGAACACCGCGCCGAGGCGATCGTCATCGAAACTAACCAGGGCGGCGACATGGCAGAAGATACCCTGCGTAATGCGGGTTTTACCGGCCGCATTATCCGCGTGCATGCCAGCAAAGGTAAGTATGCCCGCGCCGAACCGATTTCTGCGCTTTACGAGCAGGGCCGCGTGGCGCATCGCGGAAACCTCTACACGCTGGAAAACCAGTTGATGGAGTACGTGCCGTCCACTGCTAAAAAATCGCCTGACCGCCTTGATGCGCTGGTCTGGGCCATTACTGAACTGTTCCAGCCGAAGGGCGTAACCGTCAGACCTTTCTCAGCCTAACCGGAAATAACAATGAGCAACGACGTTCGCAAACGGTCCGCTAAAGTCGAGGCCATTACTGCTGAATGGCAGATGATTACCGCGCTACTGGGCGGTACGTCAGCCATGCGAAATGCGGGGAAAACCTTTCTGCCGCAGTGGCCGAATGAAGATCCAAAATTTTACAATAACCGTCTTGCCACGGCCACGCTGGTACCGGCCTTTTCACGAACGGTTGAGGTGCTGAGCGGTAAGCCATTCTCCCGCCCGGTGTCATGGGATGAAAAAAAGGTACCGCAGCGTATTCAGGCGATGTTTCCCGATATCGATTTGCAGGGAACCAACCTGCATTCATTCCTGGCTGATATCTGTGAAGAGACGCTTTCTTACGGTATCTGCGGCATGCTGGTGGAGCATCCTCCTACCGAAGGTCAGTTAACACAGGCTGAGGAACGCCAGCGCGGGTTACGTCCTTATTTTGTGAAAATAGCGGCTAACAGCCTGCTCGACTGGGACTCTGAAAGAATCGATGGTCGTGAAACTTTCACTATGCTCCGCTTTGTCGAGGTTGTGAGTGAGCGTGATCCGGCCAATGAATTTGTGGAAAAACAGACAGAGCAGGTCAGGGTGCTTACCCCGGGGCGCTGGCGTACCTACCGTAAGCAGTCGGGCAGCAACGTAGCGGAAGAATGGCAGTTGTATCAGGAAGGCACAACGAGCCTCAATAAAATTACATTTGTACCGGTTTACGGTGATAAAACGGGTTTCATGCAGGCGCGGCCGCCGCTGGCGCAACTCGCGTTCCTTAACGTTGAGCACTGGCAGTCAAAAAGCGATCAGCAGACGATTCTGCACGTTGCCCGTGTGCCTATTCTGTTCGGGCGCAAACTGGGTGACGGACCAATCACTGTGGGGGCAGCTTCTGCCATCACATCCGACGAAGATAGCGCCGATCTGAAATACGTTGAGCACACCGGCAAAGCCATCGAAGCGGGCCGTACTGACCTGCGCGACCTTGAAGACCTGATGCGTCAGATCGGTGCCGAACTGCTGGTGGTCAAACCCGGTCGCCAGACGGTGGCACAGACGGTCGCCGACAGTGAAGCCGGAACCTGTGCGCTGCAGCGTATTGTGGGTGACCTTACCGACGCAGCAAATCTGGCCCTGCAGTATGCCGCCGAGTGGATCAAGGAAACGGACGGCGGGACCATCACTATTTTCCGTGATTTTGGCGCCGCGAATCTGGCCGAAGCCTCTGCCGATCTGCTGCTCAGCATGAACGTCAGTAACTCCCTGTCGAATGAAACGCTGTTTAACGAGATGCAGCGCCGTGGAATGATTGATGTCGAACTGAACTGGGCGGATGAGCAGGCCCGAATAGCGGCACAGCCTCCACGTCCGGGCGAAACGCAGATCAAACTCACCGGCTAAACAGTCATGCCGGAAAAACACAGGCTCATGCACCCGCATGGGCCTTTTTTATTGCCGGAACCTGCGGATGCAGAGCGGCGTAACGGGCCGGATGGCTCATCAGAAAGGTAAACAAGACGCATGAAACTCAAACTCGACGAAAACGGCCATGTTGTTGTATCCGATGGCAAGCCGGTTTACGTGCACGACGATGGCAAAGAGGTGCCGTTTGACGCCGCAGGAACCGTAGCCACTATCGGTCGCCTGAATGCAGAAGCCAAAGGCAACCGCGAGCGCTATGAAACGGCTGAAGCGTCACTGAAGCAGTTCGAAGGCATTACCGATGCCAGAGAAGCGGTCAGGGCGATCGCGCTCGTCAAAAATCTTGATGATAAAAAGCTGGTGGATGCGGGAGAAGTTGAGCGCGTTAAGGCTGAAGCGACAAAAGCGCTGGAGCAGCGTTATCAGCCTTACGTAGAAAAAGCTGAGCGGCTTGAGCTTGAGCTGCACAACGAAAAAATTGGCGGGGCATTCAGCCGGTCAAAGCTTATTGGCGACAAGTTTGCGATTCCCGCCGATCTGGTCCAGGCCAAATTTGGCAGCGCCTTCTCTCTGGAAGACGGCCGCATTGTTGCCAAAGATCCGTCAGGCAACAAGATTTACAGCCGTTCATCGCCGGGGGAACTTGCCGGTTTTGATGAAGCGCTGGAAATCATCGTGGACGGCTATTCGCACAAAGAACACATTCTCAAGGGTTCTGGCGCATCCGGCAGCGGTGCGCATGGCAGCCAGAGTGTTGGCGGAAAACGAACAGTTACCCGTGCCCAGTTCGACGCATTACCTCAGCCAGAGCAACTTTCGCTGGCCCAGGCGGCAGGAAAAGGCGAAGTCAGCATTGTTGACTGACACCCGCAGTAACTTACACAGCCCACTTCGGTGGGTTTATTTTTGGAAATTTCCCCGGATGGGGCACCGCGAATGGGCTGGATGGCTCTACGCACAGCATTCACTCATTTCACTTTTCTGGAGATCGTGCCTCATGGCAAACACCCTGACCGGGTTAATCCCGACCATTTATGAAGCGCTGGACGTGGTTTCACGTGAGCAAATCGGCTTTATTCCTGCCGTCACGCGCAACTCAAGTGCGGCGCGCGCTGCGCTGAACGAAACCATCATGATCCCGATTGCGCCACAGGCGTCACTGGGCGATAACACCCCGGCTGTTACTGCGCCCAACACCGGCGATCAGAACATCGGTAATGTGACGATGACCATCAGCAAATCGAAACACTATCCGATCCGCTGGAACGGTGAAGAGCAGCGTGGGCTGAATAATGCCGGTATGTACGGCACATTACTACGTAATCAGTTCACCCAGGCATTTCGCACTCTGTCAAACCAGATTGAAGCGGACCTGTTCAGCACGGTTTATCAGAACGCCTCCCGCGCTTATGGTACTCCGGGGACTGCGCCGTTTGGCGTTGCAGGCGACCTATCGGACATTGCTCAGGTTCGTAAAATCCTCGATGACAACGGCGCACCTCAGACCGATCTGAATCTGGTGCTGGGCTCGGGGGCAATTGCCAACCTGCGCGGTAAGCAAAACGTTCTGTTCAAGGTTAACGAGGCGGGCACGTCCGATTTACTGCGCCACGGCATCATTGGCCAGCTTGAAGGGCAGATGATCCGCAATTCCAATGCCGTTCAGTCAGTCGCCCAGGGTACCGGCTCAGGGTATACCACGGATACTGCCGGTTATGCGGCGGGTGCGACTCAAATCAACATTATTGCCGGTTCAAGTGGCTCAGGTACCATTCTGCCAGGCAACACCATCACCTTTGCGGGCGACGCCAACAAGTATGTGGTGACCGGTGGTATTTCTGGCCCGGGTGTTGTGACAATCGCTGCGCCTGGTTTGCGAACCCCCATCTCTGCATCAGCTACCGCTGTGACGGTCGGCGCAACAGCCACGCCAAACCTGTCGTTCAGTTCAAGTGCCGTGCAGCTGATCACCCGCTCGCCTCAGATGCCGATTGGCCCTGATGGTAAAGCGATGGATATGGCTGAAGACGTCATGCAGGTAACGGATCCGGTGTCAGGCATCGTGTTTGATATCGCGGTCTACCGTCAGTATATGCAACTGGTGTATCACGTCCGTCTGGCGTGGGGCTGTCAGGCCATCAAGTCAAACCACATCGCCATGCTGTTGGGTTAATCAGCGCCGGGAGGAGTGATTTTCCCTCTCCCTCAATCGAGGAATTCACATGATAGTTGAAACTGTACAAGTGGTGACTGAGGCCACTGACGAGAATCCCCATGGTTATATCGTCATCAATAAAAGCGATCTGACTGACGAACACACCCTGTTTGGTGAGGATGCGTCAAAGGAAAACAAGAAAGCGGACAAAACTGAAAAATAAGGCGGCGGGCATGGCACTCACTGACACCCAGATGACCGATACGCGTCGGTTCATGGGTTATCAAAACCTTGGCACAACGATGACGGCGAACGTTAATCAGGACCTGGTTTATGTGCAGTTCGGGATGGTGACCATGTCACTCTACCAGCGTCTGACAACGCTGAGTGCCAGTGAAGAGGCGGTACTGATTAATACCTATCTTATGCCACTTGCCAGCCTCGAATCGGGCATTTACGGCGCTGCCGACAATCTGGATACCGCGCAGGCGGCAGTCTGGGTGAGAAATGCGAATGAAGTCCGTGACAGGGAAAAACTGTTCGATTCATGGCGTCGCCGGTTATGTGCATTTCTGGGCGCTCCCCCCGGACCCGGGATCGGCAATGGTATAACGCAAATCGTCAGGTGCTGAAATGGACGCTGCAAAACTCAGAGACAAGGTTTACGTCGGCTACGGTAAAGCGGCGAAACGCATTGGTTACAACGCACAGCAGTACCGCGCAGTCAGTGCCTTTAGTCCTCTTTCAACCGCAGCACTGCAAACCCTGCCAGCCTCTTTCACCACGAATTTCACCTACAGTGCGCCCAATAAATACGGACAGGCCACATGGCTTGGCGTTTTTGATGGTCGGACATTTTTGCCGGGTGATTTTCTGGTATCACCAGAGGATGGCACATTCTTCGTGGCCGCAATGCAAACCACGCTGCCGATTTACTGTGTGCAGACCAACCGGATTATCAGCGTGCTCAGGACACAGCAGCAGTCTGGCAGCGGTGGCGTGCAGGGATATGGCGGTACGACGGCGGCAAATGAGGTAGCGCTTATGTCTGGCTGGCCAGCCAGTATTCTGCAGGGCACCAAAGGTGAAAAAAGCCCGGTCAGCCTTCCCGCCGATGCCAAAACGCCGTGGTACGTCATCCTGTTTCCGTCATTTACAGGGATTATTCTGCGTACCAGCGACATCATCACCGATGACATCGGGCGCCGTTACGTTATTTCCAGCGCTGAGCTTACGGATATGGGTTGGCGCATAACCGCAATGCAGGCACTGGTGTGATATGGCTGACCCATCTGATGTGAGTAACACGATCTCCGGGATGATTGCCGCGCGGGTTTATCCTAACGGTACATCCTCGCCCAGTATTTCTGGCTCCGTTATCAAAATTTACCCCGGGTGGCCGGTACCCAACGTGCTGCAGGAGGATATTAAGTCCGGTGGCGTGCATATTTCTGTGTGGGCACTTCCGGCTGAGAGGAAAATTGGCAGCGAGCTGGGCAGGCCATATCGGGTAGTGGCTAAAGGTGACCCGCCGATGACAGCGACCGTCAACGGCCAGACCGTTACGCTGTCAGGTGCTGCATCAGTGCCGACCAACGTCTATTTTCTGGTTGACAGTGTGGGTTATCACTATCCGGTACAGGCCAGCGACACGCTAACGACCGTTGCAACGGCGATGGCCAGTCAGATACCGGGTGCATCAAGCACTGGCGCGGTTGTAACGCTTCCAAAAGTACGCTCAGTTATCGCGAGAACGGGCGGTGTGGGAACCGCAGTCAGAGAACTGCGGCGCCAGGCTAAAGATTTTCAGATAACGGTCTGGGCACCGACGCCGGCACTTCGTGTGCTGGTGGCCTCTGCCGTGGACGGAATACTTTCAGAAAGCAGCATTATCTCGCTGGGTGATGGCGCGCCGTCACAACTTCTGTACAGCCGACAGTTTGACTCCGACGCCAGCGAAAATTACCTGATTTACCGGCGCGACCTGATCTATACGGTCAATTTCGCCACCACACAATCCATAGCCGCGCCGCAGGTCGTCGCGCCTGTCATGCATGTGACCGGCACCTCCGGCAATCCGATTAAAACCTTCCTGGAGTAATTCATGGCCGACACAGATAACACGCAGGCTGCGCCAACCGCAGTCGCGTCAGCTCCTGTCTCAAAAACGGAAGCGCCCGGCTTTATTCTCGTCGTGCGTATTGCCTTCGCTGACTATCAAATCGGTGAGGAAATTACCGACGCCGCGACCATCAGGGAAATTCTTGGTGGTGACCAGGCCGTTTATGTCATCAAACGCGCCGCGTAAGCGCCACCCGCCAACTTCACAGGCCGCCTTTCTGGCGGCTTTTTTATCTGGAGAAGAAAATGCCGATTTATCAAGCCGGGAGTCTGAACACCACGGCACTGTCTGCGCCTGATTTGTATGTTCAGGTCATCCCGCCGAAAACGCGGTACATTAACGGCGTTGCGACCGATGGCCTGGGTCTTGTCGGCATTGGCAGCTGGGGGCCGGTTAACAGCGCGTTCCTCATCGGCTCTGACACAGACCAGGCGCTTTATCTCGGGGCGCCGCAGGTACGCAAATATGACCTGTCCACCGCCGTATCGGTTTCCCTGCAGATTGGCGCAACCAATCTTCGCTGCGTGCGCGTTACTGACGGTACCGACGTGGCCGCCAGCATTGCGATCAAGGATGTGGCCAGCTCACCCGCCACCGGGCTTACGCTCACCGCCATTTATACCGGCACGCTCGGGAACACCATTCAGGCGGCCGTCACGGCCGGTACCGCAGTTAATTCGTTCAAACTGACTATTAACCTGCCCGGCCAGAGTGCGGAGGTGTTTGATAACATCACCGGCACCGGTGCAAGCCTCTGGCAGAATTTTGCCAGCGCGGTTAATAACGGCCAGACCAGCGTGCGCGGTGCCAGTCAGTTAGCCATCGCAAATGCAGGGGCGAGCACGGCATTACCGGACGTCACGAAAAGCTATGTTATGGCGGGCGGCACGGACGGTACCGCAACCATCACTGATGCAACGTTACTCGGTACAGACGGCACCAGCACAACCCGTAAGGGCATGTATGCGCTGCGGGGCACCAATTCACAGGTCATCAACCTCGCCGACCTGACCGACACCACATCGTGGCCGACGATGGCAATGTTTGCTGCCTCCGAGGGTGCGATGGCTGTTGGTCAGGGGGCATCCGGTACCACTTATTCAGCACTGAGCATGCTCCTGAATAACTCAGGTGTTGACGACTGGCACTTTAAAGCCATCGTGGGCGACTGGCCATACTGGAAAGATACCGTTAACGGCATCAACCGCATGATTGCCCCCGCGACGTTCGAGGCGGCCAATATTGCCTCGCGTTCACCCCACATTTCCACGCTGAACAAGCGGATCGGCACCATTATCGCCACACAGCGCCAGCTCGCTAATCAGCCATATTCAGTGGCTGAAATCGGCGCAATAAACTCGGCGCGGCTCGACGTCATCACCAATCCCTGCCCGGGCGGTAACTACTTTGGCATGCGTTCAGGCCGCAACACCAGTTCGGTGCAGAGTCAGAATGATGATACCTACACCCGCATGACCAACTACCTGTCGCTGACAATCGCAGCGAGCTTTGGTGATGTGGTGGGGCAGAACCAGACCGGTGATCTGCGTCGCGAAACCAAAAGCACGCTTGAGGCCTTTTTGTCTAATCTTGAGCAACAGCAGATGATTGGCGACCCGAACGGCGGCCCGGCTTTTTCCGTGAAACTGGATGCAACTAACAACCCTGATTCACGCGTTGCGCTGGGCTACATGGTGGCTGACGTCCAGGTGAAATACCTGAACGTGGTGCGCTATTTCCTGGTGAACCTGGAAGGCGGCGGCAGTGTTTCTATCGCGGTATCGAACAACCCATCCAGCTAACTAAACTTTCGACCCTGCTTAATGCGGGGCTTTTTTTGGAGAAATACCATGCCGCAACTTGGCTACACAGTAGGGCGTGATGTTGCTGTCGATATCACCACCCCTACCGGAAAACTTCGAATCCCCAAAATCATGACCTTCGACGCCAAGCCGCAGGTTTCAAATCAGAAAATCACCCCTCTTAACGGCGTATCTGATGAGCTGCAGATCCCGACCGGCTGGAACGGTACCATCACCGCAGAACGTATGGACGGGACGCTGGATGACTTCTGGGCACAATGGGAAGAGAACTACTTTAACGGTATTGACCAACAGCGCGGCACCATTACCGAGAGCATCACGGAATCTGACGGCACCGTCAGCGTATACCGCTACGAGGGCGTGTCATTTCATCTGACCGATGCCGGTAACAAACAGGGTGAAAAAACCGTCAACCAGACGCTCTCATTCACCGCTAACCGTCGTAAAAAAGTGAATTAAGGATAAGTAATGGCCCACGTAAAAGTGCATGAAAACAGCCAGCCGGCAGAGCAGGTTCCTGCAGTAAAATCTAACCAGGTGAAAGACGGCAAAGGCCGGCTGATCACCATGCGTGAACTTGATCCGGTTCAGGAATCACGCCTGACCGTGGCAGTCGGTCCGGAAATGGCCATGAACGTGATGTATATGAATCTGTATGCATTCCCGGTGGCGGCCGTTGCGGAAATTGACGGGGACGATTATCCCGTTCCGCAGAATTCAAAGCAGATCGAAACGATGCTGGCGATCCTGGGTAAACAGGGGCTTAAAGCCGCGTCAGCCTGGCTTCGTGAAAAAGCAAATGAAGATGATGATGCTGCTACGGAAGCCGCCGCAAAAAACTAGCGCAGAACCCCGAATTTGTTAACCAGTGCTGGCTGATGAAATCCGGGGTTCCGTTCAGCATTATTTTTCCTGGCCTTTCTCTTCTCATGCCGCATGAGTGCATCGCCATGGGCATCGTGTTACGTGAGTTCGAAGGTGGCCGTTATAACTGGAACACCAGAAAATGGGAGGCTGACTGATGGATCTTGATATGTTGGCGCGGGAACTGTCACAGGCCTCCGCTAAAATCGCTGCTGATCTGGAACTTAATTTCCACATCATCGTGAAAGAGATAGAAGAGACGGCAAAAGAAGAGATTGGCGTCTACCAGCCAGCGGTTGGCCCTTTTGAAGCATGGGCGCCCCTTGCTGAATCTACCAAAGCTGACCGGGTGCGATCCGGATACACCGAAGATGACCCGCTGGAGCGTTCCGGGGAGCTGAAAAACTCCATAGAGAGTGAAATCGTTGGCCTCGCGGGGATTGTCGGCACTAAAAGCGAGATCGGCCTGTGGCAGGAAGTTGGTACCGACCGTATCCCGCCGCGGCCCTTTATCGGGCCGGCCTACATACGTAAGATTGATCCACTGATGGAGTCAATTGGGCTGGCGATAAGGCGAGGGTTTAAGGCGTATTGAAAGAAAACCCAGCCAAAGCTGGGTGTGATAATTAAGCTGTAAGAATAAGTATTCTATCTGCTAACTTATCAAATTGAGCAGCGAATTGATCTCTGCTTTCACGCATAGTGTTTAATGCATGACCAAATTGCCCAGCTTCAGATATTTGTTGGTTGGTTAGTGAAAATACAGGAGTAGATAATCTTTGACTTATAGCTATCAAAGAGTTGAAATCAGAAATGTGAGCCAAATTATAAGCTGGTAACTCAGATCCGGTTTGAATTAAAGCTTCCTGAACCTTATCTCTTGGCATTACACAACTTAAAGCCTCTAATTGCGGAACGAGCACTTCATCGACAGCATTGCTAATATTATCAATCCATTTTTCAAATGATTTTGCAGGCGAGCCATTGCGAGGTCTGTATCGTTGTTGAATTGTGCCTAAAAACTTAGGGCTATTTCCGATTGATTTTGCAGCACTGGCGTGAGACTCGTTTTGTTCTTTGAAATTTCGTATTTCTCTGTACCACTTAAGAATGTTAGTAGATAAAGAACTTACCGCTTGCCAGCAGAAAAAATCCGGAGCGGTGGGAACTATAAAATAATCACTCGACATAAGCATGACTTCATTTAGTCCGCCGACATTTGGGCTTAAATCGTATAATATGTAGTCGAAGCCATTATCCGCAGCAATGAGTTGTAATAGCTTAGGTAAATTTCCCGGAATGTTTCTGGTTGCAGGAATACCTGCAGCGATTTTTAAAGAGACACTGATTTGAGAATCTAGATCAGATACACTTAAATGTCCTGGCAAAAGAAATAAGTTTTCGTTAAAAGTAATTGTGACCTTCCCTTTGTCTTGGGATAAGTAGGTCTCAGGCTGTCCGCCATTTATTAAATAATCAACTATCGGACCCATAGTAAGGTTGTCTCTGCTTTCATAGAATGACTCTAATCCTTCATCCATTCTATCGAAGCCAAGGACCATGCCGCTTAGGTTGCATTGAGAATCCAAGTCAACCATTAAGACCTTTTTTCCTTTACTTGCAAGGCTCCAACCTAAATTAAAGGTTGTTGTGGTTTTACTCACCCCACCCTTGTGATTAAAAAAGCATATAGATTTAGGCATTTTTGTGCTTTCCTGCTCATGGGCTTTAGACATGCTATATCCTTTATTTTAAATAAAATCTATGTGTTAAGCACGGTAAAAAAGAAGGGCTAGGATGGCCATGCAAGATTGACCCTGTCTTGGCTTTAGCCATTAGCCCATCTTGATAGATGTTCAGTGCTTATTGTTAATTGAGAAAAATAAGCCCATACGCTGCGAGCTTTAAGTAAACTTTCTGCATTATCAATCAGTGACGCTTCTCATAATGATTACCAGTACGTGCATTTTTGTACTTGCCATACTTGTGAGAAGAACCGTGCCCTCCAGCGTAATGCCCACCACGGGCAAAGCTGATTGATGGTGCCAGTAATGCCAGAGTGATTAGTGCTACGATTGTTTTTTTCATTTTTATCCTGCCAAACCTTGCCATATGGGAAGACCCCATTAGCAATATACGCTTAAGTATGGGAATTAGAATCCTGATAAATGATCAGGTTTTTTCCTCATCGTAGAGAGGCCAGAACTGATTAAATCAACAGTTAAAAAAATTACCATTCCGCGTTAACATTCCGTTATCTTAACGAACGGATTTCGTCTCATGCTCAAGATGCGAATGGTTTACGATGATGAGTCCCGAAAAAGTGGCAAAGGGGAGTTGTTTGTCTATGGACTTGGCCGGTTCCCGGTGCTCAGTGGCCGTAAACAGCATATCAACGATCCGAACTGTGAATACCTGGCCGACGAGGGTTCAATCCCTGTAGGCCGATACTGGATTGTTGATGCGCCGCAGGGTGGCATTTACACACAAGCCAGACGGGCTTTCCTCGATTTTCTGCATAACACTAATCACTCAGAGTGGTTCGGACTCTATAACACCCAAACTATGAATGACTACACCTACGTGAATGGTGTGAAGCGTACGGGTTTTCGACTGCACCCCTTGCGCCCGGATGGTAGTGGTGAATCATGGGGATGCATTACGCTGTTCAGGGTTAGTGATTTCGAGCAGATAAGACAAGCTCTGCTGCAGACGAGTAAAATGAAAGTGCCAGGCTCACGCAGTGGGTTAATGGCTTATGGTTATGTAGACGTAATGGGCAAAGCTGATTATGCAAAATGCGTTAATTAAAAAGATCGGCATAAGTGTTGTTTCGCTGGTCTTAGCCGTACTTCTAATCAAGTACATTACGCCATTGAACAATCTTATTTTTTCATTTGGTTCCTGGCTTTTCTTTAAACTTGGTCCGGGTGGTCTGGGTTGGGTTGGTAGTGACTACGAGTGGGGAGAAGACCCTGTTACATTCTTCGTGGCTCTGTTATCGGTGCTTATCATCGGATTAGTGATATCAAGAGTTGTCAGGCGTTTCCTCATTAAAAAATGATGGTTTATGGCTTTATTCGAAAAAATGAACACATCGGCTCCGGCAGGCTTCTTGCTTCCTTGTACCATCAGTCTGAGCCAGGGTTATTCAACCACTACAAACAATGGCCTTTTTAATCAGAAAGAAGATTATGATAACGCTCAAGTACAATTGATGGTCCAGCACGATGACTCGCCCGTCTGGTTCGGTATGGACTGCTTTAAACGCAATGGCAAAGCCATCCTGAGCGTCGAAGCGATCCGCAGCAACATGGACTAGCGCCGTTTCTTCGGGATCTGTGATTGCATTAAGACTAAGTAGTACAAGTGACTGAGCGGAGCGAGGACAGTAATGTTAATCTTTGCTTAACAAACAATGGATAGCCCAGAGAATAAAGTGTAAAATTTTGGCACACTAAAACAGTTATCTCTGGGGTTTTATTATGGATGCTTTGTATATCTTGCTTGGCATATTTGGTGCTGGAGCTGCTTGTGCTTGGTTTATTACCTACAAATTTTTAAAAAAACGACATGTTGAAAGTTTGAATAAACTTAAGCTTGAGACCAGGAGTTTGATTGATTCTGAAATTAACGAAAAAGAGTCAGCTATCAATGCTGCTGTTTCGGCTATCAATGCTGCTGAATTAGAAAAAAATGAGACGATAGAGAAATACAAGAATAGAGATATTTTTCGCGAAGCTGAACATGGTAAGCTTCTTAATGAATTAAATAAGGTTATTGAGTTCCATAAGAATCGAAGTAAAACAATTTTTAATAAGGCAGTCGATTTTGCTTTCGATTTTGAGCGTATTTTCAAAGAGCAGCATGATAACGCGCAACTGGAAATTCAAAGGGTGCTGGATGATTCTTATAGATTTAAAAGAAAAGTCTTGCTCAGTTCCGTGACGCTTAAGAATTTTGAAAGGAAATTGGAGGAAATAAGAAAGGAAAGCATAATTTATCAGGGTCTAATAGCAAAGTACGATTACTTTGAACTGGTAGATAATTCTGACTGGTCAAATGTTGAAAAAGAATTCACAGATAAAGTTTTAGCTCTTCAGGAGGCTCAGGACGAGCGCGAGGCACAGAACGAAATAAAACGGCAGATGCGTGAGGAACGTCAAAGAGCGGAAGAGTTAGAGAGACAACAGTTAGAGGCAGAAGAAAAAGAGCTTGAATTAGAAGCCCGAAGGAAAGCCGTCGAGGAAGCTTTGCTTGCTGCTGACGAAGACCATCGTTTAGAGCTTGAAGAAACGCGTCGTAAACTCGAGCAAGAGATTGAGGAAGTACACAAACAATATGAAAGAGCTAAATCCATGGCGCAAATGACAAAACAGGGCCATGTTTATATTATTTCTAATGTTGGCTCCTTCGGTGAAAATGTATTCAAAATCGGAATGACACGGCGTTTGGAACCACTAGATCGAATTACTGAATTAAGTGGGGCGAGTGTGCCATTTGAATTTGATGTGCATGCAATGATAAATTGTGACGATGCTCCTGCATTGGAAGCAAAATTGCATAACCTCCTTAAAAGGGACCGTATAAATAAAGTGAACCACAGGAAGGAATTCTTCAAAACCGACATTGATAAAATTATTAAATGTGTTGAGGAAAATCATGGGACGGTGGAGTATGTTGTTAATCCTGCTGCGTTACAATATTACAAAACATTAGAAATCAACAATGAGTTGCAAGATACTAATGAATTAATTTTAGCATCGTAACATATAAAAAATTTTAAGACCCGCTTCGGCGGGTTTTTTTATGTCTGCAAAACGAGGTATCTATGGATGTTCAGGCTTACCGCGTAGCCGTGCGCCTCGCACTTGATGATCAGCTCACTCGTCAGATGATGCAGGTTGCCAGGGATGCCATTGAACTGAATAAAAAGTTCGTGGAGATGGCGAAAAACATTAAGGCCGTTACCAGCGCCGCAAAAGAAGCCAACTCGGCCATTCGCTCCATGAACAGCGCATTGAAAAACCAGTTTTCAGGCGCAGCGAAAGGCGCTAACGATTATGCAAACGCTATGCGAACTGCAGCAGAGCATGCAACTCGCGCAAGCAACGCAACCAAAAGCCTGCCAGTTCTGGCTGGTGGCTATGGTGCCGCAATTGCTATCCCTGCATTAGCTGCAGGCGCGGCAGCGTCAAGAGGCGGCGGCGGTGGCTATGGTAATCCGGGGGGCATGCTGGCCCTGCCTTCTCCTTCAGGTTCCGGTGCAGGCGCTGGCTGGAACGGGTGGAATAAC